TGTCAACGATACCAAATCCACCCAACATGGGGTAGAGATGATCGATCCCACTAGGGGGTCGGCGTCCTTGAACAAAGTATTCAAGGAGATCGTTGGCCGTGCCGCTATGCCGCAATTTGGTTTTACCAACCAATTTGTGGATGCGCATCTCTTGACGCTGATAAACAGGATTCCATCTCTGTCTGAGATGAGAAACCATATCACCGTTAAAAGACTGCAATCCTCCGGAATCTTCCATTTCAGGAATATCCCGAATACCCTTTTCCCTATCGGGAAGAGGATTTTGAGGGTCAAGCTGGCACTCACGTAGCCTTACAATCGGCAGCTCAACGCCGCCTAGAAATGTCTTACGCACCCATTCGGATGTGTTCCACATTCCTCTCTTAAAGAGGTTATTAGTAGCCTCAATAAGCGATTGTAATTCTTCGTGCGAAGGGTTAACCGAGAGTCTCTTGATTCTTGCTGGTGTCACATCGACACCATTAAAAACATCGAGACCGCAACTCTCACGGAAACTTCCTTGATGGAAAGTCTTCGCAGGATTTACCTTGAGCTGAACAAAACTCAAGATCTCTGTTAACTTCACTAGAGCGTCTGACGGGATAATCAGATCATCCCCAAAGACGCGAACCTTGCGGCACGCGTCATCGATACTCTTTGAATTGAGCTTTGCCTTACTCGATATGAGTACGGCAGCAACGCAAAACATTGAGTAGATGATGGTCTGCACCGGAAAGGTGCAGGCACTACCCTGTGTGAAACACTTTCGGAGTTTTATAGTTCCGAAAGAATCATTTACAGAGTTAGTCATCATGCGAGTACGTGTAGAATGGATACGTTCAAAGAACGTAACGTTAGCTCTTAGAGCTCTTTCTACAGTCCAACATGATAGCCGATCAGAGGCAGATTTGAGATCTACTGTGGCAAGAGCCCCAGTTATAGATCCCTCAAGAGCAAGACGACGATTAGGACGCTGATCACCAAAAGTGATGCAATGTCTTAAAGGAGTCTTTTTCACAATCTGCTCCAGCTGACTTCTTATCAGCTGCTGGCACCATTGATGGTAGTTAGGTTCCGAGCCGATTAGGCGAGGACCTGTTGCCGTCTTTGGTACCGCAATCAACTTTGAAGGATGTTCATGATTGACATACTTCAAGACAGAATCACCCTGCAGCTCCCCATAACCTAAATCGTGGGTAGCATACAAGTCGTAGGGAAATATCCAGTCGAGTTTGGCCGGCCAAAAGTGAAAATCTGACTTAGATTTTCCTCTTGGCAAGTTACTAACTCTACCGGGCCCATGCTTAGGAACCCTTACGGCCCCTCCTCGACTTTCGTCGTGGAGGTCTCCGAAGGCACTTGAGAGTCGATCGCAGACGTATTGAACGGCTGCTGCATCGGCTGGATTGATGGAGATTGATTCACCACCATCCTGCAAGAACCCAATGTCATCGCGATGATAGCTATTGCCATCACTGAAATGACACCTGCGAAGTTGAGAAGATAGGTCAGAAATCTGATCTGCCTCCCAATCGAGCGTTGGTTCTCTGAGCTCAAGTTCATTGTTGAGGAAGTTTCTAACTTCTTCATCGATGTACCTTTCATCACAAGATATCTTAAGTTTCCCCAAGATATCGGTTATCTGCCGCAAATCTGCGACAGCGTGCTGATTGGCGTCTATCCTAAGCTTCCCATCCTTGGTGAAAATCTGTAAATAGAGATCCTTGCCAAAAGCAGGAACCACTATTCTCTTAGAAGTTCTACCACAAAGGTAGATCCCGTTAGGAGTGTACTGATTAACACCCAAGCACTTGTCAAGGTGCTTGCGAATGGCTGGCATGTCGATTGTGAGAAATCTCAGTCCTCTACAGGCCAGTTCGTGAAGAGAGCGGTTTTTGTCCCGCTCCCAGTCACTAACTCTAGTGTAGGTCGGTTTGATGTCATCAAACATCGAGGCGACCAAACCTTCGAGCATGTGAACTAGTCTCTTACTCATGATAATTCCTTTCATGGAGTTACATGATACTAGAGCTTAGTCCCGTTACCGCTTATTAGACGCGGGTTTTAGCTATTCAAAGCTAATCCCAGCCACGAGTAGGTCAGCGTTGGTCGTAACAAAGGCCGACAAGGCCTGAGCTACGTTGCCGACCGCAGTCACATCAGCACCCTTAAGGTTGCGAATGTGAGTGTAGGACTGGACGACCGTCGGAAAACCGTTGGCGTCATAAGTCGTGACCACTAGGTCAGCGATATGACGTTCATTCTGTTGACTGACGAGCCCGGTACCAGATGGAGCTACCTTCGCCTTGCCTTCATCGGCATTGCGTAGGATAAGCTTCACGTCGGTTCCGGCAACTGTGGTTTTGTCTTGATAGACTGCACCATAGCTGTCCTGGTTTACTCGTTTACACGAGTAAGCCTGCGCCCCTATCGTGATGGTAATGGGGGAGGTAAGCGCCATGCTTATTTTCCTTTCACACACAAAGTTGGTTGTGACTTTCACCCACGCCCTGGTAACAGGGGGATGGTGCTAGTCATCACAACGAGTTACATAACCCTATAGCTTCTTATGGCTATTACCTCTTGTTCAATCTTCCGATTGATATGAGTAGAGCTATGAGATTAGTAGCTTGGGATCTAGACATGATTCCAAAGCTAAGTAAGTCCCCATAATCCGTCGGAGTGGGAACCACAGTTCTGAGCTTGAATTCCTGATATACATGTCCTGGAGAGGACGTGTATGAGCGGTTCCAAGGCCAGTCACTTGTGGAAAGATTCCATCCGGTGGTACTGGTATGGACCTTACGGTGCCTCATGATACAAATATCATAAGGCTCAACGAGATCAGAATTCTCTAAAGCTGATAGAGTATCTCCAACGTTAAGGAAATAATCTATTAGCCAGCTGAATGGGATCGACTCCCATACAGTGGAGAGGTCTGCTGGTTGGATATCGAAGACAATCTTAGCTGCCTGATTAAAGGTAGCAAGTTTGTTGATATCGATAGCCTTCCCTCGCTTCGGTCGCCACCTGCAGCTCCCAGTAATCTCGGAGCTCCATGCGGCTTTGTACTGACCCTTCAGCGAAAATCCATGGGTTGACCACACATCAGTGGGGTCGCTCAATGGGCCGCTTGACGCGCCTTTGTACAATTTCTTAAACCGACGTAAACCTCCATGCTGAACTAGCGAGTTGAATTCCTTAATTCGGGATTCAATAGCGCTGGTT